ATTTAATTTCAATTGTCTCTGCATTGTGCAGAGGATGTCCCTCTGGATAGAACCTGCCTTTTGACGGCAAGTCAACCAGTTCGGTTGGGGACGAGAAGTCCAGTGAAGGACGTGTTTCTTCTACAGCGGCCGGTGCGGGATCGGCTGCTGCTGAAACTCTCTTACTATTATCTCTCATAAACACCTCTTGTTAATGTATGTTTTGTTTTTATCAATCTGGACAGTTAACGTCATCGCTTGCGGGTGGATCTTGCGTGCAGCCCTGGGCAAGAAAAAATTTCTTGATGTCTTGCTCGCCTTTCGCGTTCAGGTAGGAATTCTTCTCTCCATCGCCGGCCTTGTCCCAGTAACATCGAAGAGTTTTTCCACAGGTTGCTTGCACCACCGATGTTGGTATCGGCTTATCATCCCTAAAATAATCATAATGAGTCTCCTTCCCGATCGTCGGAAAATCAACCTTAAAGGTTTTATAACCCCATTTAACCGTAATCTCAACCGGGTCGTTGCTTGAATAATCTAATTTCCCAAAATCAACTTCCATCGGATATGCCCTAATCAACTTCCATGTCTCAATTGTTTGACCGTCCGCGTCCAGTTGATAAATATGCACGAAACCCGTTGTGTTGATATATGATTGTGTGGGGCCGCCGTCGGCTTGGGCTATCTTATAAGCTGTCTCCTCGTTAAAACCCGATCGACGCAAGAATCTAACCAATTTTCTTGTTGCATTTGGGTAAGATGGGTCGATGAGGGTCATTGTAATTGGCTTATATGTCAGCCTGTCGACAGTTAAGAGCGGGTCTGCTTGCATGCGACTATTGAACCAAGTGTCTTTAGCTATATCTATGACGGAAAACCCTGGTTTGTCTATTGATTTAGCGTACCAAACGTGGCCGTGGGAATCGTCCTCGCCGTCGGCAAAACTGTCTCTTATCGCGTCGTTGTCCCGCGCATCCTCCAGCCCCATACCTCCAATCTCAACTCTAAACCGAAATTGAAGCTTTGGGTCGTACTGTGCATTCGGGAGTGTCCAGAAAGCATGGGATTCTTTGGCTTTGGTTAGGGCGTCGTCTGCGGCGGCTTGATTTTGGGCAGCCTGCCATGCTTCGAACTCCGCGGTTCCGGGGGCGAAGGGGACGAAGCTGGGGTCTTCCGCGGCTTTCTTCGTCCAGGCCTCCTCGGAGGCGGCGGCTGCGTCGTCGGCTGCCTGTTGGGCTGCGGCATCCATCTCGGACTGTTGGGCAGCCTGCCACTCCAGGAACTCTGGGGATCCAGGAACTCCGGGAGCGAAGCCGTCTTCTCCGAAAATCGCCTCTTCCGCAGCGTCTTCCTGCACGTCTGAGAATGTGTCGAGAGCGTCTTCGTGCATCTCTTCGATCGTCTGGTCGTCCGCGGCGCCGGTGTCGTGCGACTCGTGATCTAAAAAATCGAAATCGTCTTCTGGAGGCGGGGGGGGCGGTTCTGGAGGCGGGGGGGCCAGAGAGTCTTGCGCGGCGTTCAGGATGTCGGCAAGTTCATCGGCGGAAATGGGTGGCGGCGGATCTTCGCCAAACGGGTCGTCAAGCCACGACGAGTCGTCATCCGGAGGGTCGGTGTCAAATTCTGACCACTCGTCGGCGAGTGGCGGCTCGCTCAGGAAGACCTCCTCGTCGATAATATCTTGAGCGGCACTCCAAGCATCGAAGTCGTTCTGGGGGTCGATGACGATCGGGTTGAGCAGCTCGTCGAGGGCTTCACCCGATTGTTCCGCCAACCAAGCATCCCGCTCGGCCGGGGTCATGGTGTCCCAGTCTTCTGGGAGCCCGTTACCGTTGCCCATTTAAACCTCCACTATCAACTAGCCGTCGTTCGGGCCGGTGAAGGCCTTGGCGCCGGCGTGGGTTGACACGCTAGCCCAGTCATAACGGAACTTCATGGTCATTTCTGTGAGTTCATCATTACCATAGTCTAGCTCGCCAAAAGTAACTTCCTGAACCCAAGCATTATAGAGAATCCATTTTTCAAGGGAACTACCCTCTTCATCAATTTGCTCGATCATGACGCTTCCGAGGGCTTGACGAGCCTTCTTCTTCGACATGGACTTCATCGATTCCGGTCTTTGACCGTCCACGGGAATTTCATAACCAGCCCTAGTGAGAAGAGTTGCCATAGTTCCGGCTAAATCAGGACTAACAGGATCAACGAAAGTAACCGAAACTGTATTCCACTCTGCGCGTGCTGGCCAATAATAAGTATGATTCAAATAGTTATGAGAGGCCTCTGTAAAAGAAACCTGTGGCTTCTCGGACTTCTTGGCGTACCAAAGGTTGCCTTTGGCAACGCCTTCGATCGTCACTCGAAATCTAAACCCTCTCTTGGGGTCACGAGTTGGGCTTGCTGTCCAAAAATTTGCATCGGTTGCCATTCTTTTTTATCTCCTGTATTTTATATAGTGTTCAAAGGAAGATTTTTCTTCCTTTGTTCATCAGTCTTCGAATGAGGCGCCAGAGCGTGTGATGATGAAGTCAATAGCAATGAACTCAATAGCCCTAGTCGGCTTAATAAAGATCTTCGCATACATGATGTTTCGATCAACCAGATCCGGAGTGGTTGTGGTCTCGTCCAAGATAATCCGGAAGTCGTCCACACCAAAGCGAACCTTGACGGCACCCAAGAATCTATTGGCTCTGGCCTTGAAACTATTCCAAGTGGCTTCAACGTTAGGCTGGAAGAGCGTCGTGGAAGCAATCTGGGATATTCCTCGCTTGACGAAGATCATGAGTCGGCGGACGTTAATCCGGTCGAGCGCTGATCTGGTCGCCTGAAGCGTCTTCTGTCCGAAGACCACAATACCTTCAGCCGGGAAGCTCGCAATCGGGTTGATGTTGATGTCATAAAGGTCATCTCGGTTTCTCGAAGTGAGCTTCGTCTCAACACCCACCACCGGGAGTCCTCCTGCGCCGAATGAGAGGCCGCCTCGCCGGAAGCCGGCTGGGGCAAACCAAACGTCTGCGGCGCGCTCAGTGTTGGCTAGAACGCCTAGAGCGACAACTGACGGGGGCATGTCGACGAACGAACCGTTAAGGTCGTCGCGGACCTTGACCCATGGGTAGTAAGCACAGCCGTAGGAAGAGTTGAGGTTACGAGCCTTCATGTTAGTAAGGACCGTATCAAGATTCCCCTGCCTATCGGAAAGCGAATTGGCACTTTCGTGGCGTGGCTGGAAGCAACCTTTTAGGTCGATAACAGCTAAAGCATCGGCGCGGGCTTCACAAGTATCGATAAGATACTTTGTAACACTCTCGTTTGTAATACCCGGGAGGCAAGCGGCGTTCATCGCAATAACTTCTGCGTCAGCAATCGTATCGATCGCCCGGCGAAGTGTGTAATAAACGTAATCTGTCGTCTCGCTCGAACCAATAGCTGTATTGCGGAAGGGGTCACGTTCTCTGATATCTAAACCGTCGGCGCCGCCATACATCGGGCTGGTGAACCGGTTAATCTGAGAATCTAGGATGTTTTGGTAGTTTGAACCGGTTCCCAAAGAAGCTGAGGCGTTCCAAGAGGTGCCCGCAACATAAGAGCCCGAAGTCCAATGAGCGTCCGAAATACCAGTCGTTGGTCTGGCGGAAGTGAACGTTGAACCTGTAAGGGCTGTAACCTCATCTAGTGTGAAAATCCACTGATAATCTAGACCGGTGCCGGAAGGGAATCCGTTCTCGCTGAAAGAGTCGCCCCAATTAGCGTCGGAAATAACCTGACGGCCAAAAGCTCTTAGATAATCGGAGTAACCCGGATCGTACACACCACTTCCTCGTGACTTATCCGTTTGTAGACCAAAGTAGGTAGTTGATAATGGGTTCGAACCATCATCAGAAGCTGAGTGGCGTACAGCGACAGACGGGTACGAGATAGAAGCCGTTCCGTAGCCGTAGTAGCCGGCTTCGGACGCGTGGTGGAAATAACTCGCCGTGGTGGCTGGGACGGCCGTGCGGTGGCCGGCGACGGCCAAGATATGCCTGGCTCCGGACTCATCGACGGGGTCTGTGTTGCTATGCGGAATTGAAGCAGATCCAAGTGCATATGCTGTTGTGCCGGGGTGGCCAGTGTCCCCTGACGCGGATAGGGAAGTTGTCCAGGTGGGGAACTTGGGTGGCCCGAAAACGCCGAAGGGTAGCAGAACTGGGTTGGCAGCACCATTACTAACAACATCGTTAACAACAACCCGAATATAGTCAGAACGATTTGGATAATCGCCATATTCACGATATCTCTTTTCTGTATTATCCCATGTTTGCTGCATATCACCAATCTTCACGCCGATGTAATTCATTGACGCGGGATCGAGGTCGCATGCCGAGAATCTTTCGAGGATGACCGGCTTTAAGTCGGAGTCAGAAGCCTTGCGGACCAAGACATCAAAGGTGCCGTAAGGAACATATTCGTTACCCGAATACTTGACGTTCGATATCGAAATCTTGATATTGTTTTGGAGCCAAGAACCATGACCGTTGATACCAACAAACTTGAACAGTTTCTGCTGGCCGGCGTAAGTGTAGCTGCTAGTGTCGGCGGCGAGGCCCTGACTGAAGAACCAGCCAGTATGAGCATCCCGGTAAGGATAGTCCTTTTCGTGGTTGCCGGATTCAATGGCGCCCGAGACGATGGCCAGGATCGCACCATATCGAACAGCGGAAGTATTAAGGCCGTCATCCGTCAGGCTTCTTTCAAAGGTTTCGCCAAGCCAATAAGACTTCTGGTTAACAGATTCTTCAATTGTCGATACTCGCTGTGGGTTTGTATTGAAAACTTTGCGAATAAAATTCGAGCTGCCTTCGGCCAAACTAAATGTTACATTCTCTTCAGTGGCGCCGGACGAGGAATAAATAAGGGCTTTGAACTGGCCACTAGAGTCAGATTTTATTATGGTGGCGGCGCCTGAAGCCGGCTGATCGTCGGCTGCGGTGCCCGAAAGGACAATAGCTCCACCTTCGTTGATATACCAAACCGCAGCTAACGAACCGTGGTGTGTGCCGGCGGCCAGCACATGATTCAAGCCGCCGGGCTTGCCGCGTGTTGTCGTCGCATCGGCCGCAGAGGAGTCTCCTGAACCTGATTGGAAGACGAATAAACCGTATGGGCCGCCGTTGCTAGCAACGGTCGAATCGGGTGTATCGACTGTTTTCCAACCCGCATAGCCGGTCGCGGAGTCGGCATCAACATGCTGTGTGCCCATTAGACGGAGAAAGGTTACGGGACCGACGCCGGCTCGGAGATAAGCCTGGGCCGCGTAAGCCGCATAGGTCGGCGAAGCATAATTGCCTTCGCGCCAAACATCAAGGGTGCCTCCTCGGCCGGCGATGGGGTTCCCAAATTTTTCAACAAACTCCGTAAATGAACCAACTCTTGTTGGAATCATGCCCGGGCCGCGTTCGGCGCGTCCAATAACAACCGGGCCAATACCTATCGGCGCCGCGGGGATCTGTGAGCGATCAACTTCGTTTAAAAAGATACCGGGGGATACGAATCTAAACTTTCTAGCATCTGACATCTATAAGTCTCCTTAACATAGTAAGCATAACTATACCACTTTCACTTTATAAATAGTATTCGTAAGAGGTAAAAACCTTTACTCTCTATAAAAACCTTTCCCCTCTTCCATTTCGTCTAAGAAAGTGTTAATATCGCCGAGAATAACTCTTTCTCTGGGGATTTTTATATCTACAAAGTTTTCCACAACGGTTATCTTTGGCCTAGCATCGTTAACACCTTCGCCCATTAGATAACCAAGTACTTTCAAGTTGATTTCGGTTTGATATGTTCTTTCTTCTTCTCCCAATTCGGCGACATTGTTTGTCTGGCCAAAATCACCCTCGACGAAAGCCTCATAGCGGTGGCCTTCGTGAGTCGCAAAGAAAGAATTGGCTTGCCCCGTTCTCACATAAAAAGGCTGTGTTAGTTCATTCATCTGCTGAACAAACTCGGTTCTTATTTTTAAGGAATACATTGTTTTAACCCAAATAGGTATGGGCTGGTATATTGTTTCAAATACGACTCTACTCTTGTCTGTTGGGGAATCGGGGAAGTTTTTCTGGCCATGGCCAACGTTTGTATTGTTAATATCGCCAGATTTACGTGATGACCATGCGTTTTTAAAGTTTGATGTCTTCGCCTGGTTTATCCGGCGGGCAGCAGGAATGTTTACCCTTCTCACACTATGATAACCCCTACCTGTATCGGGCATGTGCGCCTGGAACGTTCCTCGGAACGCGGGGTCCTTGACCATGGAAGATCTCTCTAGGGTTATAAGTGGTAGCTTATACACTCCCTGGCTGTCTCTAAGGTCTCGATTATTCTTAATCTGGTGTGAGCGCTCGGATGCGACCCAGATAACGGGAGCCTTTTTCCAACCCTTGTTGGTATTGGAATGAAGATCTAAACTTTCGTTAATATACTTATAAATCGCCTGATCAATTGTCTCGATGGTTGAGGGCATGAAGACAATTTCCTTCAGTTTCCCGTCGGCGTCTTTTATTTCAGTGTGTGAATAATCAGGTGGCATCGAATAAGTCCTCACGGGCGCGGATACATTTGGCCGATATCTCTAAGAGATGGTCGATTTGCCCAAAGAGTTGTTTAGGCTCTGACAGAGTAACTATCTCGTAATATATCTTTCCGTATAAAATAAAATCACCCTCTCTCACGTAAAGATCTTGATCCTCGGTTAATCTTCGTTTATGGAAGTGAACTGTAAGGTTTGATTCTTTGTCGAGGCCAATGTTTGTCTCATACTTTGTGTTTATGCCCTCGAACTCAACCAGGGCGTGAACCCTTATTGGAGGAAGGAAGTTCTTTTTTAGCGCTTCCCCATAAAGAGGGTGGTAGTTTGTTGTAGCGGAGTCGATTGGATAATATACAACCGTCTGCCCTATGACCCTCTCGATAAGTTCGTCGTTAACTTGTTTAACAAGATCTCTCTCCTTCTTGCCGGTAAAGAGAGGAGGCGGCGGGGCGTCTGGTTGTGACCATTTGTTCTTCGTCGACATTTAGTTACCCCTGGTAGATCATTAATGGAATTCCCTGATTAATCTTGTCCATGGCTGTTACCATGGCGGAATCCTGTTCTGCCAAAGCCTTGTAGGTCATTTCATCTAGGATCTTAACTAGTTCCTCTTTGAGTGCAGCCTGTTCATCTTTGGCTTGTCCCAAAAGGTCTGAGGAGTTAAGTGTTATGCTGTCTCCTGGGATCGGGATGGTCCCTCCAAACTTACCCCTGATTTGGCCAAGCATTTCTTTGCTAAGAGCAAGGGCATAACGGCGGATCCAGTGTTTCCCGATAGAGTTAATATTAGTATAAGGGATGTTCTCAAACGGCAGAGTGTTTAAGTTGTTGATGCCGTCGGTACCGTTCTTTCGGTCTGAGTCCTCAGTCCACGGGTCTTTGTCAATTGTAAACTGGACCCACATATAGGGAACGAAACCAGCCGGAAGGGGAGTTATCCTAAGCTTATTGTTAAACAACTCATAAGAGTAGTGAGACAATCTGGTCCACAAGTGATCTTCATAGGCCATGGCTTGAAGTTTGTTCTGCCAGGCAGGAATAATCTCAAATGTTGTATCGTCCGAGTACTGACCATAATGGTTTAGGTTGCCGACGACATTAAGACCACCATAATACCCATAAAACCTCCACATTGAACCTGGGGTTTTGTAGAATACTCTGTGGATTTTGACTTTCTTGTTGCCAACTAGGCCAGAATATGGTACTGCATTTCCCGTGGCAACATCTGAATTTTCTGCTGCGGCACTTGATATTATTGTTTGTAAATCATAATCCTGAACGCTGGCGGTGAGCGCAAATGAAGCAGAATAGAAAGTATTATTGCCGCCGATGCCAGCCTCTTCCGCGAACCCTTCGCCAACCCTGCGTGCGTATTCAACTTTGAACTTCGGAAACGCTAGATTTACAGCAGAACCAGAGGCATCCCCGCCAGTCATCTGGCCGTCATGGTTAAACGTGCCCGTGGCGAAGCCCAGGAGACTCCCCAGGACGTTCTTGGCCTGATGCTTGTTGATGTGGTAGGAGTACTCTAAGCACGCCTCCTCGTAGGCAGCATAGACGTTCCCCACTGTGAGTTCAACATCCAAGACATCGCCACCTAACTTCTTGTAGGTATAGGCAACCTGATCTGAGGCGCCGGATACAAAGGTGGCGTCATACAGGGCTGATGTAGTTGTAGCATACAGCCCAAACGGATAGTGGGTTGTGTTGCCGGCGCCATTACTCGTTGTAGCCGTACTGCCAGTCGAGGTTAATATAACTTTACTGGTTGCACTTGCTGGGGTTAGGGTGGGCTGAGCCATACATAGATTCTCCTATACATAATAAATAGTTTGGATAAAGCAAAACCTCCAGACTATGCTGAAGGCTTGCTTTATATTAGAGAATATTTATTCTTTGGTCTCGGGCTTCTTTCTGGTGGTCCGCCTTCTTGTTGCGGGCTTCTTCTTGGTTGGGGCCCTGCGTGGCTTGGGCTTCTTCGCGGCCACAGGTGCCTCCACAACAGGCGCGGGAGGGGGCGCTGGCTCTGGGGTCGTTGTCTCTTCGACGGCATCCAGAACAGGCGTCAGGGACTCCACGACTGCTTCTGCCTCTGCGATCTTGACCTGCTCTTCTGATGTGATAACACCATCGGCCATGGCCTCTTCTTTTACTTCTCTGAGTTTGGCTTGTGCGATCATATACGGATGTGATGCGAACTTCCTACCAAACTTTTGAGGGGATTTCCTCATTCTCTTCTTCTTACCCATTATAACTCCTTGGGATATAATAAATAGTCTCATACAAAACAAAACCCCCAACCGGATGGAAGGGGGGTTTGAAGTTTGGAGATTATTTATTTTTTAAGCATCAGTGGCGGCATCCGCAAACAGCGTATCGGATGCGTCAACTATGAAGCCGTGTGCCACATATCTGTCTCCCAGACAAACGATTCTCACCAGTTCGCCAGAAGTCCCAGCGGCTTTCCAGCCAATAAAATCATTGCTTGTTCCGTTGCCGATAGAAGCTCCGCCACCATCAGCAGCGCACAAAATTCCAGTAAAGAAAGTTCCATCTCCCACGGTTATATTAATATTATTATCCATGGTGCCACCGTCTTCTTCATCGGCCATCACTTCAATCCACCAGCCCTTACCGGCATCGACTGCACTTGGCAGAGTTATAGTTACATCTGCTGCGGGATTTATGTTAAAAAGCGTCCCACAGTCTGCCACTGTGACAGTCTTAGAGGCTGTGAGTTCTTCAATCTTAATTCTATTGGCAGCGTACCTTCCTGATTTAGACATATTAATAATCTCCTCTTAAATTTGTCTTTGGGCTTTCTGCCCTGTCTTCTCTTATAAATAGTGTGTTCCAAAAGTAAAAGAACAAAAAGCCCCACCTTTTTCAAGGCAGGGCTTTAAGTCTTAGACTCTAAGGTTTATCAGCTTGCGCCAGACTCACCGAGGAGGCCGCGAACAACCACAAGGCCGTACATATCAGGGCGCACCATCTTCTTGGCGTACCGAGTCATGACACCCTTACGGGGCACGAAGTCCTCAGTACCGAAGATCGTGGGAGTGACCTGTAGCGGGACATATGGAGCATAAACGTAGCCGCTCTCAAGGAACGAGCCACCCTTACGGCCGACCAGCACGAGGTTACGCGGGAAGTAGGGGTCAACATAGACATCCCACTTCTTGGACATGGAACCAACCTTCACAGCACCAACGGTACCGCGATCGGCATCAGCCGTCACGGAAGCACGGAAGCCAGACGTGAACTCAAGGATGTTAGCAACCTCTGGTGAAGTCACCAGGAAGTTAGCACCACCCCGAAGCGTCTTGCGATGGATCTGAGCGGACACATCATTGATGGTCTCAATCAGAGTCTCATACCACTCA